TTACTACGTCATCACGAAGGTGTTAGAAACAAACCATACCAATGTCCCGCAAAACTGTGGACAGTAGGAATTGGTCATTTGATAGGTGATGGTAATACATTACCACCTGAATGGAACAGAACATTTACTAACGAGGAAATAGATGGAATTCTTAAACACGACCTCAATCGCTTCGAGTTGGGAGTACGCAAGATGCTACCTAACGTGCCTCTTAGACAACATGAGTTTGACGCTCTTGTCAGCTTTTGCTTTAATTTGGGTCTTGGATGCTTTCAGCGTTCAACCATCCGTCAAGCGTTGCTTCGTGGCGATAAAGAAGCGGCTATGAAGTCGTTAGTTAAATATTGTAAAGCTGGTGGCAAAATATTAAAAGGTTTACAAAACAGAAGATTAGATGAACGAAAGCTATTCTTAGGGTTATAATATAGTATCTCAACAATAGAGAATACTATGCGCATATTACTTATTGACTTAGAAGTAGCACCAAACCTAGCAACTGTTTGGGGTATCTGGCAACAGAACATTTCACTTAACCAATTACTAGAGTCATCATACATTATGTGTTACGCAGCTAAATGGTATGGCGAACCTAAGATGTATTTTAACTCTGTACATAAGTCATCTAAAAAACAAATGTTATTAGATGTACATAAGATGATGGATGAAGCAGACGCTATTGTTCATTACAATGGAAATAGGTTTGATATTCCAATGCTACATAAAGAGTTCTTAGAAGAGAATATGCCTCCTCCAAGTCCATCCAAGCATATAGACCTATTACAAACAGCAAGAACTAAATTTAGGTTTGTTTCAAATAAACTAGACTATGTTGCACAACGTTTAGGACTAGGTAAGAAGACTGATCATGAAGGTCATGAGTTATGGTTAAAGTGTATGAACGGTGACCGTAAAGCATGGAAACGCATGGAAGAGTACAATAAGAATGACGTGGTATTGTTAGAAAAAGTATACGATAAGTTTAAGGGATGGATAAAGTCACATCCAAACCATAATGCTTATTCTACAAATTTATGTTGCCCAAATTGCGCATCACTTAAATTACACAAACGTGGTTTTGCAATTACTAGTACAAAAAAATACCAACGCTATCAATGTATGGAGTGCGGTTCATGGAGCAAGTCAGTCAAGTCAGAGAAGTTACAACAAGAGCAAGTTATCAGCATGTAAGGAAAATTATGAACATTATGGAATTATGCGAACACATAGTAGGTAAAACTATTGTGGTAGCAGAAGCACACTACTCAGATAGCGTGCTTATACTAGAGTTAGATGACGATACTTATATTGAAATTGCTTGTGACTCTATTAACTCTGAAGTTCCTGCATTGGACGATTAAATATATATTGCCTATCTTCATTTGCTTTTATAAACCAATTATTAACATATTCCTTCAGTTGTATTTCACCATTGCCTTGCTTTTTTAATATATCATTATCTAGTTTATAAAAATTATCTATGTGACGCTCTTTGTCATTACTATATCCATATATTACTAATATAGTAAATTTAGGTAATAAAGAAAGTCTTTGTAACAATACCTTTTGACCCCTAGATATTTCTTCACCATCTCTTTTCCATTCACCTAATAATATATAGTTATTTGTTTCTAATATCATATCAATATTAGATGGAGTAATAAATGGATGGCTAGGTATTGCGCCTTTAAAAAAGCCAAAGTCTACATGAATAGCTTGGCTATTTCTCATCCCTAACTCAGACACAAATAACTATTCCATTAGATCCTACTTGGCAAATAGTTACAGAGCCATCTGGCGCAAGTATAGTTGTCTGTTGACTAAAAGACTGTTCAGTCCAAAATATAGCCAATGCTGACATTATAATAATAAATAACCAATATATTTTATTCATCATCAAACCTCTGTAATTGAGCTTCAATTTCAGGTGGGTTTACAACTTCTTCATCCCTTAAAACTGAAATAAGTTTGTTTTTAAACCATTCAGACTTAGCTAAGTCTTCTTCTACATTACCTTTAAAAGGGTAACGTAAATCATACTTCATCTTACTACCTTTAAGATAACCAACAAACTCTTCTTTAGTTAAACGACTTTCAATAATATCAATTGTTTCTAACCCACCAATATTATAGTGCTTTGGATGGTTTACATTATCTACCATAATTATCCCCTTAAAATAAATAAATTAATCATTTCATACATTCCATACGCTAACCAAAAAATACTACCTATTACTAATGCCCATACAATTACATCAATAATTTTTTTTAATATTACCATTTTCCATATTCTCTACCATGGTTTACAGATGACCTATATTGGTAAGATTTTACTCTAGCTTTCATTAAAGACTGTTTATTAGTTAATGGTAATGGTAATTTAATTAGACCTTGATCCTCAAGCATATTAGCCCTGTATTTTGTTATATTGCATTCTAAATAAATTTGTTTACGTATAGCATTTGGGTTAGCTTCCATATATTCTTTAATTTGTTCTGCTTTTTTTCTATCATCTAATACTGTATACATTATAGTCCTCCATTAGCTTCCACTAAACGTTTACTATCATATTTTGACATACCCTTGTATTCTTCTACAGGCTCACCAGGAAACAATGGTGTGATCTTAATATGGTGGGTTTTACCTTTAAGGTCTTTTAAATAAGATAGTTCATCTGGGTGAAATGACCACAAATAAGACTTCATAAGGTCACCCGTTCTCACATCAAATTCTTCAAATAAGTACGCTACTGGTTTAGTCACAAAATACCAACCTTCCTATTTTAATATTGCAATTTTTCCATCCTACCGGAGTACTAATACTATCATCATAAAAATGTAATTTTTTTGGCACTGGGTTGTTATAACGGTTTCTATGAATAACATCTATAGCTAATAGTTTAATATTAAGAAAACGTTTCATATCTACTTCATCATGGTTTTCATCTGTTACACCTTGGAATTGCCCATTGGCGTAAACCACCTCGCACGAGTCCTTTCCATAACCTGCTTTAATCCTTTGACGTATTACGTTCATCACACCAATAATTTCTTGCTGTGTTCCTGCCTCATGGTAAGCAGCATGAGCATAACAGCTCATGTGTAAGTCTAGTGTGTTAATGTCCATATAGTTTCTCGTATTCTGTTATACCTACTTTATCCTTTATCATACGTATAACGTATTCTCTATCAATTTCAGCAAGAAGTAAACAAAAATCTCTCATAGGGTTATGTTTCACTAAAAACCAGTTTAATGCTGTACGCCTAGTATGGTAATCTCTATTTTCTATAACGTCAAGTAGTGCGTGAGTTAATATAGCAATAAATAACCTACCCTCAGGTGTTGATACTAATTCGTTTCTTAAAGACTTTTTAGACTCTAAACTTAATAATATATTAGGCATTTCTCATGGTTTTCTTTATATCAATTTTTTAATTATGTGAGATAATATAATTGCAACATTTAATTAACATTTTAAAAGGACACTTATTATGTGGACAACTCCAGCAGCTACAGAAATGCGTTTTGGCTTTGAAGTAACTATGTACGTAATGAACAAGTAACATATATTACTTTATTAAAGTTTCATGCAAATTGTTTTCACTTTTTTCATATAAATCAATGATTTGAATGAAAACAGATGTAAAGTATACTTAGCAATGGGGATGCTCCTAAAAAGGAACATCCTCATCTGCACCTTCAACAGCAGGTCCACTTCTTGTTTCAGCTTTAGGTTCTTTTAATTGAACTGTACCTGAAATAAACTTACCATTAGCACTTTCTCTTATCCAGCCACTAATACGAAACTCAATACCATCTACATTCATATTGCCTGTGTAGTTAGGTCTTTTTGGGTTATCGCCTTGATCGTTCTTAAATAATGCAAAAGTGTTTGTATTGTCATACTGTGCCATACTTTACTCCTTATTAAAAATTGGTTTCTTAGTCCAGCGTTTAGGTTCTATGTCATCTTCAACATATTTTATAAACTCTAGCGCTAATGGCGTATACCATTCAAGCCATGCTTTACTCCTGTCTACTACTTGTATCTTTGTTTCATTTGGTGTCCATATATAAAAATACGCATGAGGCATTTTACATACTTCCATTTGCATTTGCATTTGAAAGTAATAACGTTCAGGTATCTCTTTATATACTTCCTGAGAATACGGACATTTTATCTCAATAACATTGCCATCATAATACCCATCCGGACTTGCACCAAACGGTAATTTGTCATGTAATATAAACTTATTACCAGGCTCTACAATATCATCAAACTCTTTTTCCAAAGCAGATAATGCAATAGGCTCATGAATATTTCCATATTCAGTCATCTCATTACCTTCAAAAGGTGGTTCACGTAAAGTCATTTGACGCCATAACTTTTGTCTCTCATATACAGCCGACCACGCAATGCTAGCTGTAATGACGTTATGACGCCTACTATCTGTTAAATGACTCATGCTGCTTTCTTAAGCTCATTAGCATATTCACGTAATTCTGATTGAACTTCTGGTGACAATGCAAAGAAAGCCTGTTTAAGTTCACCTTTTTTAGATGCTTCTAACAATTTGTTTTTAGCGTTTGTTAGGTCAGACTCAGTAGGCTTAACTACTTCTTTTGCAGGTGCATCTGGCGCTATATCTTCTCCAGAGTATATGTATAAACCAATACCATGTAAGGCAATGGCTTTAGCTAAACAACGTTGCATAGCTGTATTAACTGCAAATGCGTCTGGGTTTACAATAGCTTTATTACGGTAGTCCATAACAGGTAATTGTGCTGTCATAGTTTTACCAAATGCTGTTACAGAACAAAATACCATAAGAGTTTCATTAAACTTAGCTGGCTCTTTATATTCCCATGTTGCTGCGGGATCTTGTTGAAGCAATGTATCTACAGCCCATGCCCATGATAAATATGATAAATTGTTTTTCTTTTCAATATGTTCTGATACGTCAATTTTACGTAAATCTAAATATTTACTCATTTGTTGTCTCCTGTTGTTTCATTTCCAGTTCGTGTAGTTCCTGCATCACTTGTTGGTAAAACATCAACTCTTCCATATTTTCTCTCCCATTCGTCATTATCAAGTTTTAACTCTTCGGTTAATTTTTTAAGTATTTCTGATATATGTTCTAAAGCCATATCATCACCAAATATCCTATTACGAAAATACATACTATCACAACAAAAACATTTTGTGTAAAATTTTCTTCTTCATAAGCATTGTCATGTTTATAGTCAACTCCATATCTTTCTTTATAACTTCTAGGTGTTTTAAAGTCCCATTGGTTATACCAAGTATGGTGTTTATCTTTATCCCATTTATAGTCATTCATCATGTTTTTCCTGTTGATCAAGTTTATGTTGTGCTTCTTGTTCTTTTTGTTCAAGACGTTCCATATCATCTAAATATGCGTCTGGGTCTAAATGTCTTTCCATTTTTCTCTCCTAAAGTTGACAACTAAATATTAAACCTCTTAAAAAATAAGTCAAGCATTTTATATAAAAAATATATTGTATTTATATTTTATTCATGTTAGTGTTCGTTTGCTATGGTAAATTTAAGATACATAATATTAGACGAATTTGATGGAAAACCTTTAAGAGCCTTTAGTAACAAGGCTTCTGCTACATGGTTTCTTGAAAATAGACCTGACTGTAAACTATTAACTTTACCAAAAGTAAAAGAAGTGTTAAATTTAGAACAATTCGAAGAATGTTTATTTTAGGAGATATTAGATGAGAATTAAGAACTGGGATAAATTCCAGCATTTTAAGCATAAAAGTGATATGAAATGGTTTAAATGTTATGGTCGTGACTTATTAAACGATCCTGACTTTATGAAAATGGATGATGTAAAACAGGCTACTTTATTAAAATTATGGTGTTTAGCAAGTGAGTCAAATGGTGTTTTACCCAATGCCTTCGATATTGCTTTTCGTTTAAGAAAGCCTATTGCGTTTGTAGAAAAATTGTTAATGGAATTAGACACTTGGCTCATAAAACATGATGATGCACAAAAATTATATAGTAATTATATAACAGATAAGAGTAGAGATAGATTAGATGAAGATAAGATAATAAAAACATCCGTTAGGTTTGATGAATTTTGGAATGAGTACCCTAGCGTAAGAAAACAAAATAAAAAAGGTTGTTTAGAAAAATGGCAAGCAAAAGATCTTGACTTGATAGCTGATAAAGTTATAGGATATGTAAAAGCTATGAAACAAACAAAGCAATGGAAGGAAGGGTTCGTATGTGCGCCAGAGGTGCTTATCAACCAGGAACGCTGGAACGACTCTGAAATTAAAGTTAAAAACCCATGGGACAATGCTAAATGAAACTAGATGAAGTCATAGACGCTTTAACAGTAAACAAACAAACTATTACTGACTACTACAATGCAGGTTATGGCACAAGCGAGTTCAAGGTCAAGGACACTAATGTGTTTACAGATGATGTTATACGTTACTTTTCAGATGAAATTCATTCAGGAAAGTCACTAGGTTTTATAAAGACAGAAGCAGACTTTAGAATTAGACCTGCTGAACTTACAGTTCTTACCGGTGTATCTGGTCATGGTAAGTCAATGTGGTTATCACAAGTTGTATTGTCTCTTATGGGTCAAGATACTAAATGCCTTATTTCATCACTTGAAATGAGACCTGTATTAACATTGGCTCGTATGATACAACAAACTTTGAAAACTACAGACCCAACTCCTGAATACATTTCTACGTGGTGTTCTCGTGCTGCAGAAAAGCTGTATCTGTACGATCAAACAGGAAGCACTACTTCAGATGATATGATAGCTACAATGTATTACGGAAAGCATGTATTAGGTTGTGGTGTTTTTATTATTGATAGCTTAATGAAAATGAGTGATATATCTGAAGACAATTATGAGAAACAAAAATTGTTTATAGATAGACTTGCTACCACTTGTCGTGACTTAAATGTTCATGTATTCTTAGTAGCTCATACTCGCAAGATGGCAGATGAAACAGAAATACCAGATGCAACTCACATATTAGGCTCTTCACATATTCGTAATTTATGCGATAATATTATTTGTGTTTGGCGTAACAAGAAAAAAGAATTAGATGTAGCAGAAAATAACAAGACTGAAGATGAATTAAAAAAGATACCAGACTGTTTGGTATATTTACAGAAACAACGTAATTATCCTGTAGAAGGCAAATGGTCTTTTTGGTTTGATAAAAAAGGTTTAAGATATACGGAGAGTTCAAGATGACAATTAATGACTTCATAAAAGAATGTAAAAAAGTATTTGGTTCAGATATACAATACAAGGCAACTTCTAAAGACGGACAAGTATTTAAAACGAAAGGATGGAAAGATGATACTAAAATTCAATTTGACCAAAATAAATTTGGAGAATTTAATAGCCAAATTAAGAGAACTAGACTTTAGCAAGATATACAAAGTACAAGTGACTGAACGTAAACCAATTAGAAACTTATCTCAAAACGATAAATACTGGGCTATTCTTGAAGGCTTATCTGACCACCTTGGGTATACCAAAGATGAACTGCACGAACTTCTAAAATACAAGTACCTCAAATATGCTAAAGAGATAGCTGGACAACCAGTTGTTGTTGTACCATCTACTTCTGACCTTGACACAGCTCAATTTGCAGAGTATATTGAGAACGTTCTTTCTTTTGCTCAACAATTTGGATGTTCATTTCAAGATGGTTTACCGCAACACTAAACTAACTAAACTTGTAAGAGAGCTTCCATGTCAAGTATGTGGCATACATTCAGAAACTGTTTGTGCTGCTCACAGAAATGAAGGAAAAGGAATGGGTATTAAAGTTAGTGACGCATTAATTGCAGCAATGTGTAGTACATGTCACTTTGAGCTTGATAATGGCAAGTCTTTAACAAAAGAAGAAAGACGTGACATGTGGAATAGAGCATTTATTGGCACTATGAAGTATCTCATTGAACATGAAATGATAGGAGTTAAATAATGGGTAAAGGTTCAGCACCAAGACCATATAGCGTAGACGCAGAAACTTTTGAAAGTAATTGGGATAGTATTTTTAAACGTAAACCACACGAAGGACAATTTGATGGCAGGAAAGTCACCGACACAACTAACGTTAGCGAAGCTCCAGAAGGACAATTACCCTCTAGTCCAAGTAGTGGAGAAATGGAATAGTTTTGGGCGTGTGCGTGTTGATTTGTTCGGCATAATTGATGTATTGGCAATTTCAGAAGAAGGTGATACAGTAGCCATTCAGACCACCAGCCTTACTAACGTAGGGGCTAGAATAAAGAAAATTAGTGATAGTGAAGCAATTAAACATATTAGAAAAGCTAGGTGGACTGTGTTAGTCCATGGTTGGTACAAAAAAAATAATAGATGGCATGTTAAAGAAGTAGACGTTTCTTAGGAGATAATATGGCAGCAAACTGTCAAGCAACATACAACGTACATGGTAAAATATTAAATACAACACAGTTACGTAAACGCATTATGGAAATTATTGGTGATAAGAAATTAACCATAAGAGAAATTGAAGAAGCATTAGGCTTTCCACATAAACGTCTTATGTCTATTATGACTGGAATGTCAGCTAACCACATTGTACTTATGGAAAAGTTAAACAATAATAAACGCTTTGCAGTTTACTATAACCATCCAAAGTCAATGCTTCAAAACATATTTCATCCATTACCTAAGGGTTATGAAAATATGCAAGGTAAAGTTTATACAGAAAAGCATACAAAACACAATGAACGTATAAGAACACCGTATGAGACATTTAATTTTAGTTCAATGTATAACTTAGCAGAATGATAGATACTAACCGTTTATTAGAACTATTAGATCTATGGGCTTTATGGATGAAGTCGGATAATCATAAGCTAGGTTTTCCGTCTAAAAGTATAGGCATGTATTCAGGGGGTGAGTCAACTGTTGACTCATTTGCAGAGATGGTGGAAGCTCAAGACATGGCTAATATACGCACGCTAGACGCCATAGTGCATAGTTTACCTAAAGAACAACAGGAAGCTGTATACGCTAGGTATTTAGACGCTAAAAAGCCACTTGCATACCCATATAAATTAGAGCTAGCACTAGATAATATGCTAACTATTAGTTCAAGACGTATAAATGCTTGACAAACAGAAAAAACATGATATAATACACGCATAGGGACAACTATTGCCCAAAGAAATGTAACTCTCCATCTAGCCCTGTTCAACCAGGGCATTTTTTTATGAAACTCTCCGTATGTAATGAATGTGGTCAGCCCTTTGACTACACAGGATACGACACGTGTCCAGAATGTAAGACAGATACTTTTATCAAGTTAAGGAATGACAATGAAGAAGCCAACCACAAAGACAGGCAAAGTAAAGAAAGTTTCAAAGGTAATGAAGGAATTTAAAGCAGGTACACTTCATTCAGGTAAAAAAGGTCCAGTAGTTAAGTCTAAAAAACAAGCTGTAGCTATTGCACTTAGCGAAGCTGGTATGTCTAAAAAGAAAGGTAAATAATTATGCCAATGGTCGGAAAAATGAAGTTTGCTTACACCGAAAAGGGTAAGAAAGAAGCTAAAGAATACGCTAAGAAGTCAGGTAAGAAGATGGCAGCTAAGCCTATGAAAAAGGCAGCTAAACGTGGCAAATAAGCCAGGTTTATACGCAAATCTCGCTGCTAAGCGTGCAAGAATTAAAGCTGGCTCTGGTGAGAAGATGCGCAAAGTAGGAAGTAAAGGCGCACCTACTGCCAAAGCATTCAAAGAGTCAGCAAAAACAGCTAAAAAGAAATGATCAAAAAAGGTAAAGAAACATTCTCAGGTTATAATAAACCTAAGAGAACTCCAAGTCATCCTACTAAGTCACATGCAGTATTGGCTAAAGAGGGTGACAAGGAAAAACTTATACGCTTTGGTCAAAAAGGCGTATCAGGTGACAAAACAAATACAGATAGAGCAAAGTCTTTTAAAGCAAGACACGCTAAGAACATTGCTAAAGGTAAAATGAGTGCCGCTTACTGGGCAAATAAAGTAAAGTGGTAGTATAATAAGCAATGCTTAAAATATTTGTAGGTTTTGATGGTAAGATAGAGCCAATAGCTTATCATACTTTTTGCCAGTCAATTATTGAAAGATCCTCTATACCGGTAAGTTTTACGCCATTAGCATTAAACACATTATCAGAATACAAAGAGACTCACACAGATGGGTCTAACGCATTTATCTATTCACGCTTTTTAGTTCCATATCTATGTGACTTTAAAGGCATGGCACTTTTCGTTGATGGTGATATGATATGCAGAACAGACATAGCAGAACTTCTATGGGAGTATGATGACCAAGACGAAGCTGTTAAAGTCGTAAAGCATTATTACCAAACAAAGCATCCTATTAAATACTTGGGTGCAAAGAACGAAGACTACGAAAAGAAGAATTGGTCAAGCGTTATGTTATGGAATTGTGGGCATCACTTAAACAGACAACTGACACCTCGGTTTGTTATGGAAAAGGATGGCAAATACTTACATAGGTTTCAATGGTTAAAACATGAAGACCAAGTAGGAAAACTAGACAATACATGGAATTGGCTAGCAGAAGAATATGAATATAACCCAGATGCAAAACTAATACATTATACAATTGGTACTCCATGCTTTAATGGATACCAAAACGGTGACTACTCACAAGAGTGGTTTGAAACATATCAACGGATGATATATCCACTTAAAGGTAAAAACAGAGAAAGCGAACTATAATATGGCAGATCTAGCAAAACAATTAAAACAACTCAATGACGCTCAAAGACTAAGAGAGTTGGCTCAACAATACGGTTATGGTCAAATATCTAACCAAGACATTAACGCATTAAGACAAGCATTGCCACAAATGGCAGGTCAAGCTATGGGACAATTACCTCCGGTTCAAATGCCACAATACAGCATGCCTTCAAGTCAACTGCAACCAGTACCAATGCCTCAATTGGGAAGACAGCCAGGCGCATTGCCTCCAGTTCAGATGCCATCTTTTCCATCTATTCCACAAGGCATGACACCGGATGATATGAATGCAATGAGACAAGCTGCACCTGCTCCTTCACAAATGTCACCATATATGCAAAACCTAATAAACCCAGGACAAACAATGCAACAAAACTATATGGACCCAGCTATCATAGAACAAATGTACTATAGAGGGCTATTAAGCCGATAATAATAGAGGGCAACCAACCTAAGGGAGTTGCAAAACAATGGATAACGAAGACGCAAAAGAGAATAAAGTAGGAGCGCCATTAGGCAATACTAATTCTAGTAAAAACAATAGGATATGGGCAAATACAATTCGCAAGTTAGCTGTACAAGAAGACTACAAACGTATACACGCCATTGCTGAGAAACTCTTTGAGAAAGCACAAGAAGGCGATCTAGGTGCTATGAAAGAAGTAGGCGATAGACTAGACGGTAAAGCTATAGCAGTTCAAGAATTAACAGGTGCAGATGGTAAAGACTTACCTTCTGGAATAGGAATTGTCTTTGTCAAGCCAGAAGATAGCCCAGTTTCCGAATAAGCTAGACTTC